ATACGTTTTAGAACTGCAAAAGACTTACATTGGTTAGAACTTGCAAAAGACTCTGAAGGGAATAACATTCCTTGTTGGAGCATATTCTTTATGGGTAAGAAAGCACAAAGCTGGGGCTTTGTTAAAAATGGTAAATGGATTGACAATAAGGAATACTTAAAAGATGCAGAAGCCTAAGATTACAGAATACTTAGATGGCGATATTAAAGTATACGATGAAGTATTTACGCCACCTGAACTAAATGAACTAGTAACTGAAGTTGCTAGTTGGAGTTACCTGTATGGCGAAGTTGACGATGTTGATTTACCCCCAACAGGAATGAGTACTGGTGATTACACAGGTACTAAAACATTTAATAGCCTTTGGCAGTTCTTAGAAGAATATGTACCAGTTGTACATAAATCAGTATTAAAAAGATCTCATGCTAATATTTTTGCACCACGTGAACTTGCAAACTATCATGTAGACGATGAAAGCGATAATGCATGGACATTTATGTTCTATGCAAACAATAGCTGGGATATTAACCAAGGTGGTGAAACAAAGTTCATTACTAACCTTAGACATGAATACAATACTACAGGTACAGAATACCCAGAAATTATTGCTATTCCACCAATACCAGGGCGTATGATTATTTTCAAAAGTAATATATTACATACTGCTACGCCTTTTAAAGATTTTCACAGATTTACACCAACCATTAAATTTGTACCTTTTGATCCTGTAATACATACTGAAGGACCATTAAGATTAGCAATGAAAGAAACATACCCTTGGAGAAAAGATAAATGATTAAGAAACATTATTACAGTTGGACAGACGTAGAACAAATGTGTACACAAATTGTAAACCAGATGTACGCAGATAATTGGACGCCTGATTACATTGTAGGCATTACTAGAGGCGGAAATATCCCTGCTACTATTATTAGTAACATGACAGGTATCCGTTGTGAAGCACTTAAAGTAAGTTTACGTGACGGTGAAGCAGGTAGCTTCAATGATAGTGCGGCATGGATGGCAGAAGATGCATACGGAGTACTAGATGGAAAAATTGCTTCAGGTAGTCCAACAGCCAAAAAGATTTTAATTGTAGATGACATTAATGATACAGGTGCAACATTCCAGTGGATTACAGAAGACTGGGAATCAGGTTGCCACCCAGGTAATGATAAATGGCACAGAGTGTGGGGAGGCAATGTTAGGTTTGCTACACTTACAGAGAATGAAGCAAGTAACTTTGGCGGAGTAACTTATTCATGTCATGCATTAAACAAAGCTGAAGAAGATGTTTGGTTAGTGTATCCATGGGAAAACGTAGGACAATATGACGACTAATTTAGGTTGGTGTTGGGCTGGAGCAATCCCTGACTTATTAGTTATTGAACCAGAACGTTTTAAAACACCAAAAGTAGTTAACAAGAATTATAGCAAACGTGGTATTATTGATTGTCCTTCATACCAAGGATTTTACAATAACCTGTTTCTATTGAAGTCGCCTGTGTCGTTTGATGCAGAAGTTAAAGACGGAATAGTAGTTGTTACTAGCAATGAAGTCGATGAACAGCAATTACAAAACTTGTTTACTATACACCCTAAAGAAGATATGCACGATGTTAAAAAGCCATTGTTCCAATTTAATTTAAACTATTTGTTTGTTGCAGACGAACCGTGCTTAATGGAAATACTACCACCATTTATGCATAACGAAAAGTTCCCAGGAGAAGTTGTTGGTGGTTCTTTTAATATACACAAGTGGATAAGAACTATTAGTTGGGGCTTTATATTCGCTAATACACGCTCTAAGCTGTCTATTAAACGTGGTGACCCGTTATGCTACATTAAGTTTACAACGCCTAACTTGACAAATAAGATCGGTCTAGAGGAATGTATACTTACAAAAGAACTAATTGATGAATTAGATCGTAAGAGATTCTTGACAAACTTTAAAAAAGGTGGTATAATTAACTTAATGAATAGAGCTCTAAAGCTAAGACCACGTAAGCTAATTAAAAGGTTACCAAAATTAAATGACTGAATATAATTTAAAATATGCTACCGAGCGTAAAATTAAACAACGTATGGATATCTTACAAGGTTGGATGGAAGAAAACTATCACCTTAAACGTCCAGCAGTTGTAGAAGAACACATTAAAACGATAACAAAGTTTTGGAGTGCTATGCAAGATGAAGATAAAGACTATATTCATGGTTGCAGATATGCTATTGAAAATAAAAGTGATTGGAGTGTAAAATGAAAATTGATACTTTAGAACAAGCCCAAGCAGATGGTAGAGCACCTTGGAGTGATGTTGAGATTAGTACAAGAGATTTTGTTGTGTATAAAGACAAGTACCCTGTTACTGAAGGACATACACTTATTGTACCACGTGAGAACACACACGAAGCTATTATGAAATGTTTTAACTACGGTGTTACTATGGGTTACGAAAATGTTGTAAGTGAAAGAACTGATATTACAGGTTACAACATGGGAATTAATATGGGAAAGAGTGCAGGACAAACTTGTATGTATCCGCATGTACATTTAATTTTTAGACGTGACGGAGACATGGACGATCCACAAGGTGGTGTTCGCGGTGTTCTTCCTACAAAACAAAGTTATAATAAAGATGAAGACTTAGCAATGCGAGAGAGATTTTATTCATGAGAATTGCCGCTATAGGTTGTAGTCATACAAGTGGATATCATGTTGATGATATGCCCGAAGCAAAAGAAGATATGACACAAGAACACTGGCCTTATAGTGGTAAGTGGAATAATAACAACTGGGCTGAACATTATATTAATAGTAAAGATGCTGACGGTGTTATATTTGCTAATCCGCAAAACGGTTGGTGGACTTATTCAGAATGGTTAAGTCATTTATTTAAAACATACGATGATATTAAAGAAGTTGTTGTACAAATGACTTACTGGAATCGTTTTAGGTTAAGTATTCAGTTTCCTACACACTACGAAAACATTGTACCACTAGATGCAACGTATGTTAAAGAACTTACAAAAGGACGTATTGACTGTTGGTATCCTGCTAATCAAACAAATGACGGTAGTGTTAATGACATACCAATGCAAGTTTGGCCAATGGACTTTCAAAAAGAAGTACCTTTTAAAACAATGTACGATCCAGACTTTAAATTAGCAAAGCCTGATCTTAGATCAGAATCTTACATGACTGTAAAAACATGGATGGAAGTTATGAGCCTTAAAGCACAACGTGAGTGGTTTAAGGAGATATATATTATACAAGAGTTGTGCCGTAATAACGGTGCGAAAGTAAAACTGTTTGGACTAAACAGTTGGACATGGATACCAAAAGAAATGAATAAAGAATTTTTTGATTTCAATTATATCCAAGTAGCAAAGACGACCGTTGAAGATTGGTTTCTTCAACAAAAAGACATCAACGTAGGCAACCATACTGTAGATGGCGAGCATTTTAATGAAATGATTCATAAGATGATTGCTACAGAATATTTGCCGTCACAATTTTAGAAAGGAATTTTATGTTGAAACAAATTATGGTAAATGCGGCAAGGAAACACGCAGAAGCGGAGATTGAATTGCATAAGGCTAACATAGAGGTTTATATGCAACAGGTAGTTGGAATTGGCGAGCATAGTGATATTATCGAAACTATTCAAAAAGAATTAGATAAAATGGCTACTGCACATGACAGACTTGAAATGTTAGATAAACATTTTGGTGCTTAAAGTCATTGACAAAGACCTAAATAAAGTATATAATATATATAAATTTGGCAATCCACTGCCTTAACATCGGAGAAATAAATGAGTAAAAGTGACCAGATCAAAGCCCGTTTGCAAGACGCAAACATTCGTCATTGGGCAGGCGATAACATTAGTGAAGTATTACAAGAAGGTGATACTGACGCACTAATTGAAGAAGCGACTGTAGCATTTGAAAGTGTACTTGATGCACTTGTAATTGATAGGCATAACGATCCTAACAGTATGGGAACTGGTAAACGTCTTGCTAAGATGTATATCAAAGAACTAATGGCAGGACGTTATGAACCTATTCCAGCCGCAACTGCATTTCCTAATGATAGTGCATCACGTTATGAAGGTATGCTAGTAGTACGTAGTGAACTTACAAGTATGTGTTCACATCATCATCAGATTGTTAGAGGTGTTGCATACATAGGTATTATTGCCGCAGATAAATTGATTGGTTTAAGTAAGTATACACGTATTGCACAATGGTGTGCTATGCGAGGTACGTTGCAAGAAGAATTAGCAAACGACATTGCTCGTGAAATTCAAAAGGCAACGGGTGCAGAACACTTAGGTGTTTATGTCCAAGCAACACATGGTTGTGTTGAAAACAGAGGTGTAAAGGCACATAGTAGTCTTACACAAACAACTGTTCTTAAAGGTGCATTTAAAGATGATGCAGGTACTAAGAAAGAGTTTATGGACAATATTAAATTACAACAGGAGTATGCGAAATGAGTGATGGACCATTAAAGTCAGCTACAGTAGATGGCATGAAAGATTTAACAGGCGTTATCAAACAAGAGTTTATTACGTATCGTGTCAAAGACGGTATGTTACGTAAAGAAATAACTACTCGTAGATTTTATAACGAAGACTATCACGATTCAATGACTACAGAACCATTAATGCGGGTGGTACAATGAGTCCCATTCCAGAAAGAGTTATAATGCCTGGAGCACCTGAACCTAAGGATCCAAGTAAGAAACATTTTTATATTAGTCTTGTAAAAAGTGCAATTCGTATTGCAGGTTGTGTAGTAGCATTATTTACAGGAAGTATTGTTTGGTTAGCAGGTGGTTTACTTGTTGCTGAACTATTAGGGATTGCAGAGGAACTATAATGCCAGCTAAACTTAGATACTCAGAAGCATTTTATAGTGTACAAGGTGAAGGTAAGTTTGTAGGAGTACCTAGTGTATTTTTACGTACCTTTGGTTGTAACTTTCGTTGCATGAACTTTGGTACTGACGAGAAACGTGATCGTTGGGAACAACACAAAGCAGGTAAGAAACATAACGCAGAAGTACTGGAACTTATTAATCAAGGTGTCCACGAAACTACAAAAGAGTTTAATGACTTACCTATTATACATACAGGTTGTGATACTTATGCAAGTATCTATCCTGAATTTAAACACTTCAACAAACTAGCTGAAGTTGATGACGTTGTTGAACATTTACTTTCACTCACACCTAATGGTAAGTGGGTACAAGATAATGGTCAAGACGTTCATTTAATATTAACTGGAGGGGAACCGTTACTAGCGTGGCAACGGTTATATATCGAACTATTCGAGCATCCACGTATGCAGGACTTAAAAAATGTTACATTTGAAACAAACACTACACAAATTTTACACGACGATTTCTTCAACTATCTCAACGATCAAGATCGAATCCAAGTCACTTGGTCTTGTTCCCCAAAACTTAGTGTTAGTGGAGAACCTTGGGATACTGCTATTAAGCCTGATGTGGCTGAGCAGTATAATACTGTTATTGATAGTGACATGTATCTCAAGTTTGTTGTCGCTACTCAAAACGACTTTGATGAAGTTGAAAGAGCTGTGGAGGCTTACCAAGGTGCCGGGGTACAATGTCCAGTATATCTTATGCCGTTGGGTGGACGCAGTGAAGAATATTCCCTCAATGTTAAAGACGTGGCGGAAGCCTGTATGGCAAAAGGATGGAGATTCACTCCAAGACTCCACATCAGCTTATTCGGAAATGCCTGGGGAACTTGATAAATTGATTAAGGCTAGAATAGGACAAGAAGAAAATACAACAAAGGACACTAAACCTCTTGATGAACAATTAAGAGAAAAGGGTCTACTATAAGGAAACACAATGCTAGATAAACTAAAAAATGTGTTTAAGAAAAAGGAACCTGTTACAGGCGAGCCTAATTCAAGAACACTATTAGAACAAGAAAAAGAAGCGGCGACCAAAGCTAAGAAGCCTTGGGTAGCAGTATTAGATACACAAGTTAATCCAAAAGATATTAAGAACGGGTTCTTTGAGCTCGATTGGAATAACGAGTTTATTGAACAACTACTTGATGCTGGTTACACAGGCGAAACTAATGAAGCTATTGTAGACAGTTGGTTTAAAGATGTTGCTCGAACTATCTTAACAGAACAAGGACATGATCCGCAAAGAGATGCTGGACATATCAAAATTGTTTCTAGAGAAGATGGTAAAAGTGAAGCAAGTTAAAAAAGCTCAAGGACAATTAGCTACATTGCAAGACCAAGCAGTTTGGTTAGTTATGCACCCACACCGTAATATGGGTTGGGAAGAAGATACTATGTGGCCATGGCTACCACATGAGATGATACGAACAAGCCAAAAGATTGATTACTATCTTAAAGATTGTAAACATAAATTTATAGTTTGTAACAAAGAGAAGGATCCAATAGCTAACTTCTCTAAATGGAAACAAATGAATCAAAGACAAGCCTTAATCAAATACTGTAATAAAAATAATATTACTAAAATTGTATATACAGGCTTTCACTATGGAGTATGTATCCTAAGTGAAAAAGAAGTAGGTGCAACTGCAATGCACCAAAACTCACAACTTGAACTGTTTGTTAAACGTGATTTAACTGATATTGGACCTGGTGCTACTGTAGACAGTTGGGGTCAAGCAGATGACAACACAAAACTGGTTGCTCAAATTATTTAGATTTAGGTTGACTTGTGTGGCAGTTCGTTGTATAATATACATACAATATAATAGATTTGGACGGTAATATGAAATATGTACTAGTAGATACAGCAAACACTTTCTTTCGAGCTCGGCATGTAGTACGTGGCGACTTAGATACTAAGGTAGGTATGGCTTTCCATATTACACTTAATAGTATTAAGAAAGCATGGGAAGACTTTGAAGCTGATCATATTGTATTTTGTTTAGAAGGTCGTAGTTGGCGTAAAGATTATTACGAGCCTTACAAACGTAATAGACAAGAAAGTCGTGATGCACTTAGCCCTAGTCAAGCAGAAGAAGAAAAGATCTTTTGGGAAACGTTTGATGCATTTAAAGACTTTGTAACTACAAAGACTAATTGTACTGTAATGCAACATCCTGAACTAGAAGCAGATGACTTGATTGCAGGTTGGACACAATCACACCCAGATGATGATCATGTTATTATTAGTACTGATGGTGACTTTGCACAATTAATTGCACCTAATGTATCACAATACAATGGTGTTAGCAATACAATTATTACACATGAAGGTTACTTTGATGATAAGAAAAAGCAACCTGTTATTGATAAAAAGACTGGCTTAGAAAAGCCTGCTCCACAACCTGACTATATGCTATTTGAAAAGTGTATGCGAGGCGACACAAGTGATAACGTGTTTAGTGCATACCCAGGTGTACGTAAAAAAGGTACTAAGAACAAAGTAGGCTTACTAGAAGCATACGAAGATAAAGGTACTAAAGGCTATAACTGGAATAACTTGATGCTACAACGTTGGACTGATCATGAAGGTAACGAGCATCGTGTACTAGATGACTATCAACGTAATGTTACACTATGTGACTTAACTGCACAACCTGAGAATATTAAAGAAAAGATTTTTAACACTATTAACGAAAATGCACAACCTAAGAATATTTCACAGGTTGGCTTGCGTCTTATGAAGTTCTGTGCTATATACGATATGCAAAGAATTTCCGATAATGCACAAGCATATGCAAAACCACTACAAGCGAGGTACCCTGTAAAATGACAAAACTAAAGGCAAATGAAATACTAAAGAATAAATTTTGGATCATTGAAGATACTGATTCGAACGAAAAGAAAGGCACACTATCACGTGATGCTGATAACAAATATATGTACAGTTGCGATACAGGAACTTACATATATGATACTAAAGGTATTGTTGAAAAGAACTTAGGTACACTACTTTGGAATAAGTCAGGTGTTAGTGAAGCAAAACCTAGTGTTTCAAAAGAGATCTATAACTTACCAACTAGTACTGTTCCTTACAATAGTATGTTTGATGTAAAAAGAAAGTTTGGATTGTTTACTAAAAGTAAAAAGTCTAAGAGCTTATATTGTGCAGGTTATTTTTGTATTCACTTTGACAAGGGTTGGGTAAAGAGTTTTTGTCCTAAACTTGTAACATTAGAATCATACGAATATAGAGGTCCGTTCCAGACTGAGATCGAAATGCGTCAGGAGTTATCACGTGCCAACCGTTAATCCATTAAACACTATTCCTTTACAACAGTTTATTGACAAAGTTAAGACTGCTGACAACCAACAATTAAAAGACATTACACTTAACATTAGAGATGCTAAGAACTTGGCATTGACTATCGGAAGTGTAATGAGTCGCTTACACGGCGAATTAGAAGCTCTAGTACACCAGGAAAAGAACGCTGAAGAAGTAATTAATGTTACTGTAGACGGTGGCGGACAAGGGTGGAAGTAGCCAAGTAAACTACGCATATAACTCCATCATTTGGATAAATACTTATGATAGAGGAACGATATATGAGTAGACCAAAACCTAAAGTATTGCTAGAGCATGTAAATAAAAAGTCTTATAGAAGCGAACAAATTCTAGAGGCTGATGCTATTTGGGCAGTTTTCCATCAGGGTAAACCTTTTAACTTAAAGTCATCTAATGTACTTACTAATTACCCTGGACCTAAATATAAGAAAGTGTCTTTTAGCAATCCTGGACATGCACATAACCTAGCAAGTAAACTCAACGAACTATTCACTACTGAAGATTTTACCGTCGTAAAACTAACTTCCGGCACAACAGTACAAGAAGACTAAAATGAACTGGAAAGAAACCTATACCAAGGTATTCTTAAAACAGGCCAACATTAGTATTAGTGAAAGCACGTTAAAAGAGTACATGCCGTTATGGTGGCAAAACACTAGAGCAGTTGGCGGCTTACGTCTAACTGACGAAGGCATGATGTTTATTATGGACAAATTGGATTTGGTTACATATGAAATACCATTTCCACCAGAATTTAAGATAACAACTCAAATTATATTGTTCTTAGATAAGTTTATCGATTGTCCTTACTACGTAACTAACAAAGCAGTAACAGTTACAAGTGAAAAAAAGAGCATGGAATTACATCTTTTTAGTGGAGATGTCCGTAAATATGGACTAGCCAAAGCTCTAAAACGGACAGACGAAGAGCTAAACCCTTGATATTACTACATTCTTTTTCTTAAAAAAATTGCATTTTTAGGTTGACCTTTTGAATACGAGGTGCTATAATATATACATACTTAGAAATTAAAGTATGGCACTGAACAAAATGAAAGAGGAATACAACATGGAAAATATAGCAGTTAGAACAGTAAGTCCTAATAGTGCAAAGAAGAGCATTGTTAGAGCATTTAAAAAGAAACGTCCGTTGTTTATCTGGGGAGCACCAGGTATTGGTAAATCGGATATCGTTGGACAAGTTGCAAAAGAAATTGATGCACATATGATTGACATTCGTTTGTCACTATGGGATCCAACAGACATTAAAGGCATTCCGTATTATAGTTCAAATGATAATACAATGCATTGGGCACCACCGCAAGAATTGCCAACAGAAGCAGATGCTAAGAAGCATAAGTTTATCGTTTTGTTTTTAGACGAAATGAACTCTGCGGCACCGGCTGTACAAGCGGCGGCATATCAATTAATCCTTAACCGTAAGGTTGGTACTTATGTACTACCAGACAATGTTCTTATTGTAGCGGCAGGTAACAGAGATGCTGACAAAGGTGTTACATATAGAATGCCAGCACCATTGGCAAATAGATTTGTTCACTTAGAACTAAAAGTTGATTTTGACGATTGGTTTCAGTGGGCAGTAAACAATGACATACACCAAGATGTTGTTGGTTACTTGACATTCAGCAAGAAAGACTTGTATGACTTTGATCCAAAAAGTCCAAGTCGTTCATTTGCTACACCTCGTTCTTGGTCATTTGTATCCGAACTACTAGAGGATGATGATGACGAGATCACCACTACCGATTTAGTTAGTGGTTCAGTTGGCGAAGGCCTGGCTGTGAAATTCATGGCCCACCGTAAAGTTTCAGCTAACTTACCTAACCCATCTGATGTATTAGATGGCAAAGTAAAAACATTAGAAACACGAGAAATCAGTGCCATGTATTCCTTGACTGTTTCTTTATGTTATGAGTTAAAAGAAGCTAACGATAAAGGCAATAAGAAGTTTGACGATATGGTTAATAACTTCTTAAGGTTCTCAATGGACAACTTTGATACCGAGCTAGTAGTTATGGGTATCAAATTAGGTCTTACACAATACCAACTTCCAATCGATCCAGATGAAGTTGAGTGTTTTGATGAGTTCCATGAAAAGTACGGAAAGTACATCACAGCCGCACAGGCTAGTTAACTGATTAGGGTAGGGTACTTTTTGGTACTCTACCCTTTTTATTTGGTTGACAAACTCAATTAAATACTGTATACTGTAAGTATAAACAATAAGGAATAGGCACATGGCAACAGACGTATTAGAACTAGAAACAGAAACTCCACAAATAGAAATTACTGACGAACTTCGTGCAGAAGTTTTGGACAGAATTATTGTAGCTAGAGTTGGTTTGTTATTGCGTCATCCATTTTTTGGTAATATGGCTACAAGGCTTATTATTAAAGAAGCAAGTGATTGGTGTCCTACTGCCGCAACAGATGGCAGACACTTATTTTATAGTGTTCCGTTCTTTGCTAAAATGACTAACAAAGAAATAGAATTTGTAATTGCACATGAAATACTTCATTGTGTATTTGATCACATGACACGTAGAGAAGATAGAGATCCGCAGATACATAATATTGCGGCAGACTATATTGTAAACAATACACTAGTACGTGATCGTATTGGTGACAAGCCTAAAGACATTCCAATTTTCCAAGACTTTAAATATGACGGTTGGACTTCAGAGGCTGTATATGATGATATCTTTGAAAAGTACGATCAAGAAGAATTAGAGCAATTAGGTAAACTACTTGACGAACACGTTGATTGGGAGAAAGGTAATAGCCCACAACCAGGTCAAACTAAAGGCAAGGCACCTAGTGCTAACAAGCCTTCATATAGTAAAGAAGAACTTGCTAAAATACGTGACGAAATAAAAGAGAACATGATGTCTGCGGCACAGGCGGCAGGTGCAGGTAATGTTCCTGCAGAAGTAGAACGTATGATTAAAGAACTTACTGAACCTAAGATTACTTGGAGAGAGTTACTTAGACAACAAATTGAAAGTACTATACGTAACGATTTTACATTTAGTCGTCCTTCACGTAAAGGTTGGCATACTGGTGCAGTATTACCAGGTATGAACTTTATGGATACAGTTGATCTTTGTATTGCTATTGACATGTCAGGTTCAATTGGTGACAGTCAAGCAAATGACTTCTTAAGCGAAGTACAAGGTATTATGGACGAATATCAAGACTATAAAATTAAATTATGGTGCTTTGATACAGAAGTTTATAACGAACAAGATTTTAGTGCAGACTCGGCTAGTGACTTACGTGAGTACAAAGTTATTGGCGGTGGCGGTACTGACTTTATGAAAAACTGGACATATATGAAAGAACATGATATTGTTCCTAAGAAGTTCATTATGTTTACAGATGGTTACCCTTGGGATACATGGGGTGACGAAAACTACTGTGATACAATTTTTATTGTTCATAGTTATCATGATAAAAATATGCAGGCACCATTTGGTATTACTGCTCATTACGAAGAAGGAAAATAGTGCTGGACAAAGATATTAAACCCAATGCTTATGACTTTTTTGATATTAGGGAAGCTAAGTCTGCCCCTAAACATTTTGAGTTCTGTAGTATCCACCCAAAATATAACATGGAAGATTCCATCCGTAAATGGATTAAGGCAAACTTAAAAGGACGATTTTATATAGGTCGAACACTAGTTCTATCTGATAACCAAAATCGTGCATACAATCAGACTATTAAAATTGGATTTGAACAACATAGAGAGCTCAGTTACTTCATGTTGGCTTGTCCACATTTAAAGTATAATTAATTAACCCAGAGTAAATATAATAGCATATACACAGATATGCTTGTTATGATCAAAACAAGGAGAATATAAATGTCAAATGATACAACAAAAGTTGCATCAACCCCAACAGTAGGAAAAGATGGCGCAGGCCAAGCACCTATGCCACAGGGTGGTGCACCAGAAGGAACGCAGGCCGCGGCAGAATTAACTGTTCAGGACTTAGGCGTTTTAAAAACTATTATCGAAGTTGCACAAAGTCGTGGAGCATTTAAGGCTAACGAACTAGAAGCAGTCGGAAAAACATTTAATAAATTAGATGTATTCTTAACAACGGTACAAAATCAACAAGTAGGCGAATCAGCAAAGGCTCCGGCAACACCGGCGGCTCCAGCAAACCCTAAAGATACACCAGTATCATCTGCGGATGCTAATGCTGTATTAGGCGCCTAAGGAGAAATATAATGGCCTTAAAACACATAGGAAGATTAGAAGCTACAGGACGTAAAGTTGCTGTCGCATTTAGAACATTACCAGACGATCCAGAAAGTTGTCTAGTTGTTCAAACTGAAAACTTAGGTGATAGTGAACATGACGTACTAATGAACTTAGTTGAAAGTAATGCAGGACAAACTGCTGACGAATTAGCAGATGCAATGCAAAGAACCCAACTAACAGACGGTAGTACTATGTTACCATCATTTCATGCTAGAGGTAAATTAACTAAAGTTGCTACAACAGATGTTACTATGACACCTGATAATTCAACTACAATTAACCTTGCAGAACTTAATAAAGTAATTGCTGACCAAAAAGGAATTAGTATTTCCGATTTAGCAGTAGGACAAAGTTCAGTGACTGAAGTAGGATCAGGCGGACCAGTTGGTACTCCTGAAGTACAAGCTCAAACTGTTGCAAGTACAGATGAGCCTTTATCAGACGACGACTTAGCTAAGAATCTAAGAGCTGATGCTGATAGACTATTTAAAGAAGCTACAGAGTTAAGAAAACAAGCCGACGAGTTGGCACCTGTTAAAAAGGCTTCTGGTCGTGGCAAGTCGTAAGAAGCGACTACCACAAGACATAGTAGCAAAATGGCCTGAGGTGTTTAAGGATATAAACATCGATGCTATTCCGCTAGAGTACGTAGAGAGTATAACAGTATCATTCCACAACGGTAAGAAGTGGGAGATTGAAATTAAGGATAAGTCTAAAAAAGACCCTTTAAAAGAGGTCGAACATGCACTTAACGAAATGTTTACTAACTACAATTCTGCTATTAAAAACGTTGATTTCCGTGTAGATTCAGAAAGAGTTAAAAATGACGTACAAAAACGTACTAAACAGTTTTTGAAGAAGCGGAAGTAATTTATCTTATTG